TTGCGATTGCTGTCGATCTGGCCGGGCTGTACGGCACAGGCGCTGGCGGTCAACCAACGGGAGTCGCTAACACGGCAGGAATCGGTGCACCGGGAACATTCGTGGCAGCAGTTCCGACCTTTGCCGAAGTAGTGTCTCTGGAAACGGTCGTGGCACAAGCGAATGCCTTAACAGCTTCGCTTGCCTATGCCGTTGACACCGGAATGCGCGGCAGCCTCAAGACAGCAGAGAAATTTGCGACAACCGGCCTGACCATTTGGGAACCTGGCAACACGCTGAATGGTCATCGAACCGAGGTATCGAATCAGGTCACCGATGGCGACGTGTTCTTCGGTAACTGGTCTGACCTGTTGCAGGGAATTTGGGGCGGTCTGGATATCCTGATCGACCCATTCACTCTGTCTGCTCGCGGTAACACGCGTGTCATTACGTTCTGGACGACTGACTTTGCCGTGAGGCATCCTGAGTCATTCAGCTTCGAAAACGATACGCCGTAACAGGACAGTGGTTCTAAGTACGACAACGGGGCGAGCCTTGCTGGCTCGCCCCACTACTAACAAAGGTGGAGACATGACCGACGAAAAAGCAAAAGGAAAACCAGCACAAAAGCCGGTGCATTTGAAAGCCGACCGGATTCGGATTTGCGGAAAGTGGCAGAAGAAAGACTACGAGCCGAGTGATGCTGAACGGAAGGCATGGGCTTTGCGCTGCAAGGATCGAAGTCAGAACGTAAAAACTGGCAAGCCACTCGTAGATAAATCGGCGCCTGCTCAGAAATAACAATGCAGACAATCGAATCAGAGGCCGACCGTGCATCGTACTTTGATGACGGAGAAGTCGCAGAGATTCGGGGCGTCGAAATCGCCGGACAGTTTGACGAACGAACCGAGTTTGCCGACGTCGGGCCAGTTCCGATGCAAGCGACCAATCCGGTTTTTCTGTGCCAGTCAGTCAAAGTACCGGCTGATGCTAATGAGGGCGAACCAATTTCGATCATCCGCTTCAATGGTTCGGTATTTACGGGGACGGTGGTCACGAATGAACCGGACGGATTCGGGATGACCACCCTCACCCTGCAACAAGACGATGGCTGACCATCTGAGAAAACAAATACGCAAGGCTGCCATTGTCGGCCTTCAGGGACTCGCCACGACCGGGAGCCGCGTGTTTGAATCCCGCGTGTATCCACTCGCCCGTGCCAAACTTCCCGGTCTGCTCGTTTACACGGTGGCCGAATCATCAGGTCGCGAGGATTCGCCAGACGAATCGATGCGCGACGTAACCTTGATGGTGCACGGCCTTGTTGCCGTGACCGATAAACTGGAAGACGAGCTGGACGATATTGCGCTGGAAGTCGAAATCGCGCTTGATGGGCTTGCAGACATGGATGGATTAGTTAAAATCTACCACGGCATACAAGCCACACTGACCACATTAGCCGGGGAAGACGTTGACAAGCCACATGGTGCAATCGAGCTAGAATTTCTTTACACTTACCGCACCAGAACAGGCGAACCCAATATCCCGCGATAGCGAGGCAAGAACATGACCACAGCAACTGGCAATTCTGGAGTAATTAGTTTCGGCGGCTCCGATATCACCGAACTGAAAACATGGAGCCTTGAAGAAAGCGCAGAGCAGATCGATGACACGGCTATGCTCGATACTTTCCGGACATCGAAATCCGGACTGCCATCTGCCAGTGGAACCATCGAAGTGCATTTTGACGAAACGGACGCCGTACAAGAAGCGATGGATGCAGGAACCGAGGCCGTTCTGATTCTATTTCCCAAAGGCAACGTCTCTGCTGCACCACGAATTACTTTGACCGTGCAGATCACAGGTCGAAGCACATCCGGCGCGATTGACGAAATTCTGCCTCAGTCATTTAACTATGCACTTTCGACTGGTGGAGTGGTGCGCGATCTGGTGCCGTAACAGACTTTTTTTAACATAGGTGGGACATGGCAGCACACATCGATCCGGACACAACTGCGTTCGGCAAAATTCACGCGAAACGACAAAGCAATCGTAAGGTCAGATGCATTCGCGTTCCTGAGTGGGGCACAAAAAAGAACCCTCTGTTGCTCTACGCTTACCCGCTTACCGTCAATGATGTGATCGCACTCGACGGGAAGTACGCGAGTCAGGCCGAACAGAATGTCATGCAGATAATTCGGCAATGCATGACTGCCAACGGTGATCCCTTTTTTACGTTGATGGACAAACCCGCCTTGCTCAATGAGCCATCGGATATCATCGGGCTGATACTTACTGCGCTGAACGGCGAATCAGATACCTTCTCCGAGGTTCTAAAAAAAAATAACGGATGACCGCGAGCTATTTGCTCGCTACTGGCTGGCCGAAAAATTGGGCCGGTCTGTGCGCGATATCGAAGACCTGCCAACTACCGAATTTAAGGGATGGATGGCATACTTGGCGATCAAAGGCGAATCGCCCTATCCGGTGCACAGACAATGGCTCGACAAAATAAAGCAGAAATTGTCCTAACGGCGCGAAACCGAACCAGAGCTGCATTCCAGCAAGTCAACCAACAGCTCGGCAGGTTTGCCACTATCGGCCTTGCGGGTGCTGCTGCAGGAGTCGCGCTGCTCACCCGCGCTTCGCTAAAAAATATCGATGCTCTTGCCAAACAGTCTCAGTTGCTAGGCACATCGATTGCGGCACTGGCGGCAATGCAATTAGCTGCGGCCAAAACCGGAGTCGAGACAAAGACCCTCGAAAAATCACTCATCAACATGACCCGTGTTATCGCGGAAGCCGCGACCGGCACAGGACTCGCTGTTGACACCCTGAAAAAACTCGGCCTCGAAGCCGAATCGCTTTCTCGGATGCGTCCGGAAGAACAATTTGACCTGATCGCGGATGCAATGGCCGGGCTAAATACTCAGTCAGAAAAAGTGCTTGCTGCCTACGAACTGTTCGGTGGTCGGGGCGCTGCGTTGCTGCGAACCTTGGAAGCTGGCAGCGCGGCTATGGATGAGGCCAGAGAAAAAACAAAACGCTTCGGCACGGCATTAACCGCGGTCGATGCAAAGGGCGTCGAAGATGCCAATGACGCTTTTACCGATATGTCGGAAGCACTGAAAGGTGTCGGCTTCGATCTGGCACGACGATTCGCGCCCGGTATGGAAGCGGCCAGCACAAGCACGGCTAATTTCCTTGTGACCATCCGGCGAGATTTCATTCCTGCAATGGCATTGATGCTCGAAAGATTGAAACTGGTGGAGAACAATGTCCGGGGATTGTCAGACATCGAACTCGCTGTGCGAGTCGAACTGCAAGGCGACAAAGTAGCCGACCTGAAAGAAGACCTCGAAGACGCACTGGCCCCTGCCAAAACGCTTTTCACAATATTGGGACAGGACATTAAACTCGACAAGATTGTCGATCCCGAAGCCATCCAAGCAGAACTTGCAGCGGCAGAAGAAAGGCTTGCTGCGGTTCGGGAAGAACAAGCCCGGCGCACGGAAGTCATTCTGGAAGCTGAACGAAAACGCGAAGAACAACTAGCAGCACAACGCGAAGAAGCCAGATTAAAAGCCGAAGAAGTCGAAGCCGAAGCAGACCGCGAAGCCTTTGGCCGGAAACTCGAAGCCGAGCAGGAACGGCAGCACGAGTTTATTCAAATGCGACTAGAACGTGCCAGAGAATTTCGACGGATTGCATTTGCCGAAGCCAAAGCGGAACAACAAGCACTGATTTCGGCAGGGAAACAAGAAGCAGCGGCGGCTCGAAACACAATCGCAATCCGTCAGGCCACGGCCCGTACAAGCATACAGATCGGCGCTGTGCTTGCCGCTAAGAGCAAAACCGTGTCGCAGGCAATTTTCCTTGTCGAGAAAGGCTTGGCAATCGCAACGACAATTCAAAACACGGCTGCTGCTTCCGTCCGGGCGCTCGCTGAACTCGGCCCGATTGCAGGGCCACCGGCTGCTGCTGCGATTCAGGCATTCGGCGCGGCGCAAGTCGGGCTGATCGCTGCTACCGCGTTGACTGGCGTTGGTAGTGTCGGCGGTGGCGGGATCAGTGGTATAGGCGGTGGCGGCTTGGACTCGACAGGGGCAGGCGGCGGCGACTTCGGTGACCAAGAACAGTTTGGTGGTGGTGGCACTCCGACACAGGAACAGGGCGTAGTGCAGTTAATTTTTCCGTCTCTGTTCGGGATCACTCCGGACGCGGTCGATGCGCTGGCCGAGGCATTGCGCGAGGCATCAGAAAATCGCGATATCATTGTCGTATCGGGATCAGGACGCAATGCAGAACTTCTGACAGGGACAAACGGATGAGTACATTTACCTACACAGCGAGACGCGAACTCACTCCGGACACCGACTTGCTAGACATTGTTACACGCCAATTTCGGCTGCTGACCAATCGCCGAAGTCGAAAGCCAATCGCTAAAAAGAATACCTCACTAAGTGGAGCTGTCGAATCCTTGTTGATGCGATCAGAGGTACGTTACAACTGTCAAAGTGAATTGCTCGAAGCAGAGGGCTTAATTCAAGCGCAACTTTTTGAGTTCCTAGCGTCAGTCGAAAATGCGGAAGCCTTTACTTTTGATCGGCGCGGCACTATCGCGCAACCAGACAATCCGGTCGAGTGCGTTATGGATTCGGTTAACTTTGCCGAGAGCGAACGCGGATTCAAATTCACGCAACTGGGCTTTGTGATTCGTGAGACTTGATACCACACTTTTTATCACCGACAACGAAGCGGGATCGAAGGAACCCCGCTACGTTATTTCCATCGACTTCGATGGCACGGTGCAATATTTCACTTCGCACGATGACATTGCCAATGTGCCGGGGCCGTTCCCTGTTGAAAGCGTAGTTTTCGGAATCAGTGCGACCAGCCAAACGCTGAATCCGGAAAGAGCAAATGCCACCATCGGCTCAATGTCTTTCGATCTGCTCGACCTTCAATCACAGGTCACCGATATATTCCGCACGCAGCTCGATAGTTTCGACGTCGGCCTCCGAGGCCGAACCGTGCAATTTTTTATGGGTTACGTCTCCGACCAAGGAAGCCGCGAAACCGGCCCAAGCAGTACAGGTGACAATCCGGACTTCGAAGAATTTGTGCTCTTTCAGACACAGATTGTCAGGAACGTGGAAACGAAGGAAACCAAATACACGATTCAATGCGCCGACATTCAACGGCAAACGAAAAAACAAATTTTCGAGTTATTCCTGACCTACCTCACTAGCTCGATCACCGAAGCAGATACGACCATTCCGGTGCTCGACATATCCGGCTTCGAGGGGAACTTTCACGGAACGAGCTACACCGATGCTCCGAGCGAAAATGTCATTTACATTCAACTCGACGGCACCGACGAAATCATTCGCTGCCCAGTGTCGGGAATTTCCGGAAATACTTTTACCGGCGTAACTCGTGGCGCACTCGGCACTGTGGCGCGGCCTGTGGAAGTCGATGTGGCGCTGCCCAGCGACCGCCGACCGAAGGTGGAAGAATACGTGTACCTCGAATTACCGGCTGTCAAAGCGGCATACGCTGTCCTGACCGG